CAGGTTCGAGGCAAAGGCTGAAACGCTTACGGGCAATGCATCATAAGGCGGCGCTCGGTGTGACAGCTTGACACATTTCTAGGTGTAGCAAGGCTTCTCAGGGTCACACAGCGGTGTCAGCAATAAAACTACAGCTAAAGACAGATGTCATTCAATTGTTGATGCATTATAATAGAGGTATAAGAAAAGAATGGCCAATGGCGCTGGATTACTACCCCGGCGCTTTTTTTTTACTGAACATCTTGACAAATATAGGTATAGCTTTTATAATAGAGACATAACCTAAATCACGGTAGTATTAAACTATGAACGCAACACTCAATGGCCATTCCGACATGCAGTCTGTTTCTACTATGACCGTCACCTTGATGGTCAACGACTCCATGCGCACGACTAAAAAGCCCGACGCGGACGCACCGTTGCTTAAAAAGAACCGTAAGGGTATGTGGCATATGTCCACAATGACTCTGCGCCAATTTGCCAGTTTTATTGAATCGGGTGGCACATGGCGGCCCGGTATCAACCAAACATCGAATGCCGCAAAGGATGTGGAGAGTTTGGGGCTGATTGCTTTGGACTTCGATGGTAAAGAAGGGCGCGAGCGCTACACGGAGTTTGAAGACTCCATCGCCATGACCTACCGCACACTTTCATGGTCTGAAGAAAACCCAAATAAAGAGCGCGTGGTGTTTGTCCTGTCGCGCCCGGTTAATAAAGAAGAGTACGTTCGCTTGGTAAAGGGGTTGATGACCCAATTTAAGAGCGCTGATGCGGCTTGCACTGATGCTATTCGCTTTTTCTTTGGCAGCGCCCATCCTGTGACTCGCTTGAAAGAGGTGACTTTGGATGTCGAGAAGTACCTGAAAATCTTCCCTGCCGAGGTTGCTAAGAAATCGCGTGCTAAAGCAGCCGCCAAGTCAGAAGAGCCCAAAGAGAAGAAAGAGAAATCCAAAGGTGACTTCATGACTCCTGCTGAGTTTGTCTATCGTGACGTACTCATGCGCAAGCTGGATGGTGATGTTGAAGCTCTTTACTGCCTGTACAACCATGAATTTAAGGAACGCACCCCAGATGCTGAAGATAGCGTGTTGAAGCTTGAAGGTGGCAACCCATTCTCAGCTACTGATAGCACTCGCACTTCCTTTGTGGTGACTCAGATGGAGGGCCAGTTACCTATCTGGCATGACCGCTCAAAGAATGCTGGTAGTGAGAACGATTTTAACCATGGGAATGGTGGCTCTTTCTTTGAATACTGGTTCAAGCTGCACAAGGATTTCAAAAATACCAATCTGCGTTATAGCGCCCCGGAAATCATGGCGTCCATCTACAACCATTTTGGCTGTTTGATGCCCCATGAGATGACCATCGTGCATTACATGGATTTACTGCGGCACCGCACGGCGCACACATTGGCCCTGAACACTTTGGGCGATATCGTTGAGTACGGCGGTGAGAAGCTGACAGATGAAATAATTCCTTGGTTTGCCCGCGTGACCGGTGTTTATAACGAGCGCAACATGGCTGTAATCATGCAGTGCGTCAAGGCTGTGGCTCGTGAGAATGCCTACAACCCATTTATCGACTGGGTGACTGAGTACGTTAATAAGTACCAGCCTAATAAGGAACTGTGGGACAACGTAGCTTCTGTCATGTTCGGCAAGAAAAAGTCAGACCCTAACTACGCACTCTATAACAAGTACATCCAAAACTTCTATAAAGGTGTTTTGGGCCGCACTATCTACCCCGGTCTGAAGAATGATTTTGTTCTGTGGCTTCTTGGTGAGCAAGGTAGCGGTAAAACCTTAACACTCGATCGTATCGTGCCATTCCGCTTCCAATACACATCTGGCAAGCCGGTAATCGACCGTGACGGTATTATGGCGGCATCTCAATCCGTGGCTCACATCATGGATGATATTGACCGCCTGCCTAACGCACAGGCAGCAGAGCTTAAGGAGTATGCCTCTAAGTCTCAATTCACCATTCGTGAGCCTTACGCACCCACAGCAAAGATTATTAAGCGTTCATGGGGGCTTGCAGGTACTTCTAATGCAACCTCAGATACAGGTTTCTTGGCAGACCAAACATCACAAGGGCGCAACCGCCGCCACGGGATTATACCAGTTACGTACACCCTTGTACTCGATGACAGTATTCCTGATGAAACAAAGGAAGCTATTTTCGGTACTCTGTGGGCTACTGCGTACAGCGAATTCATGCAAATCTCAAGTGAAGGTGGTAAAGCAGCTGTAGAAAAAGACTTGGTGCTTAATCGCTGCCTGTGGGAAACAGCTGCTGACCATAACCGCAGCTTTGTGGCCAAAGATGCTTTGCTTGAGGCCGTAGAGCAGTCAATTGCCGACAAACTGCTACCTTCATGTGACCATGTGACGATGTTGGAAATCTGCCAGTGGGTAATGCCTGGTAAGAATCCATCACCGCGTGAGCAATCAAGTATTGCTGACCATATGGTCAATATGGGATGGACTCGTGAAACCATCACAGAGAAGCATAACGGCAAGCGGGTGCAGAAGCGTGTGTGGAAGCGCCCTAGCCCTGAGACTGTCAGTATCGGACTGGATTATGAAGTCCTGGACTATGCCGCAGCCCTCGCGACCAAAGAAGAGATGGATAGCCAAAAACCGGCTGTAGCTAAGAAGGACTTAGGTAGCCAAAAACCGACTGTAGCTAAGAAGGATTTAGGTAGCCAAAAACCTAAGAAGGATTTAGGCGACCTAAAACCAGCGGCACTTGTTTACAAAGACCCAGCTACAGAGCCTGCTTTTCTTGAATACCTAGCTTCTTTAGAAGCCGAAGCCCCTAAGACTGAAGCCCCTAAGACTGAAGCCCCTAAGACTGAAGCCCCTAAGACTGAAGCCCCAATGACTGAAGCCCCAATGACTGAAGCCCCAGCCAAGAAAGCCAAACTTACTTTAGAGGAACGTATGGCCGCTGTTATTGCCCATGCAATTAAATACGAGAAGCCCCCTGCTAAACCTGCATCGCCTGCATCAGAAACGATGATGTAAACCCGCTAGCTGAGTACCTTAAAATATGCTCACGGATTGTCCAAAAGTTTGTATTGATAGTCCCATCCTGTAGGTACAGCCTAACTGTCCTGCAAGGGAGCCACGCATTTCCTAATCTGCCGTAGGTGGATACTCTAACCGAAGCGATATCTTTGATTCCCTCAATAGTTGCGCCTCTCAGCCGGCGAGTTGCTGCGGCTTCCTCATGCTGATACCCCTCGGAAGCAAAATCTTGGGTGTACCCGTAAGTTGTATAAGGGATGTCATAGTTATAGAACAAGTTTGCTTTCCACTGAATATTAGTCAGTCGTTTAGGAGCATCAATAGACGTATTGGCCCGCTCTATTTCTAAAATCTCAGTGTCGTAAATGACTGCTGGGTCAACCTCTGTCCAAAAGGCTTGAAAATACCTAGTAAAAATACGGTCATCCCAGATGAAATTGTAGTTTCCATAGGTTTGGCCAGTCTTGAAAAGTAAATCAGCCGCTGAGGTTGACGATTTATTCTCTACGTTTTGTTGAGGGATTGGAGCATTACCAACCTGAAACGTACCGGTAGGGTCTGGGATAACTGGATACCCTAACCTGACACCGCAGTCAGCTATAGAGGCTGTGTAGGTCAGGGAAACTTGGGTAACGGGAGAGTTGGTAACGTTGGGTATTTTTAACTGGACAGCATCTAGAGTAATAAGCTCATCCGTTCGCCTGTAGGAATCAATATAGAACCTACCTGTATTGATGGGTGTCAGATGCGAGTTACGGTAGAGAGCTGTCCAAGTTAATGGCCCGCAAACACCATCCGCCGTAAGCCCGTACCACCCTTGAAACAGTATTAGGGCCGTCCGTGTATCTGAATCAAAAGATGACGCAGCTGCCTGTAGCAAAGCGCCGTGGGTCTTTAAAAGTTGTTCCAACAATAGGACATCTGCCCCAGAGCTACCCAGGCTGAGAGTAGGCTTACTAGGAACTGTCCACAGCGATGAGTGGTATCCAATAGTTAGGGTGAAACTGTCGCCAACACCTACACCGACATCTGCTGCTAGCACAAGATTGCACTTGGTAGTAGCATTGGCTGTAATAGTTATTTCAGCGGATACAAGCGCGCCTGTACCCCCTACAGTTGTAGTACCCTTTAGGAACGTTAGTGTATGCTTTAGCTGTTCAATAGTTTGCATTACTATACCCCTTGAATCCCTTCGAGGGTTATTTTTGCTGCGATTAATTCTGAGTTTCTGACTGTAGAGAGCCCGTTATCAAGCATTTGAGCATTTAAACTAACCCACTCTACAGTGGTTCTAGTTAAATTAAAAGACCCGTAGTCAATACCGCTAATCGTGACATCTCTAAGGGATGTTGCTAGGGACACCCTATCAGACCATAAAAGGTAGATGGTATCCCCATTTCTGGAAAACAGCTCTACTGTAATAGAAACTATATCCAATCCAACACACTGGATTATAGGGTCTAGATATTTTGTCTGCAATTTAGGTAGCCTAAGTCCGTAGGTTAGCTTCATAGAAGTAAGCTCGGACTCATCAATATTGAACGTGCCCCATGTTGCTATAGTAGCCATTTCAAACAACGTGTACGAAAGTCAAGTCCAGTTTGTAAATGTAGTCATAATTACCAGTACCATCATTAACAATTTTTTCTACATCAACATCCATTTTTTCCAAAGCAACCTTTTCCACATACCAGGTATTCATAAAAGCTAAGTCTCTTTGTAGGTTGTTTGGGATGCCCCTAAAATAATCCCCCCAAAGGATGAAAGAAGCGGCATCTACTCTCAGTGACAGGTAAAAGTAATCGTACTGATTTGCCTGTGCATTAATGAAAGGAGCCACGTTAACAACCTGGCATGGGTATTGGTTAATAGACATTGTAGATTTCATTGATAGCAGCTCATAACGGTAGATGGGGATAGTGCCGTATGAGCCTATCTGTGCTGGGTAGGTAGGCATTATGACTGCTTTCTATTCTTGAAAAATTCAGACCTAGAGAGGAAATCAAGGAATTGCCCTTGAGCTGACTTCAAGGCTACTACTATCTCAGAGCCTGTCATGTTAGAACTGATATCGACTTTTTGGGTGTAATTAATCACAACACTTCCTTGATTTGTAGCTGTCACCTTACCTGTAGGTACAGAGCCGCTAGGTACTGGTGTTTGTATTGCCGGCCCTACTGTAGCATAGGCCGGCTGTTGTGGGGCCAGCGGTAGATTATTCAGTATTCCAGTAAGTCTGGAGATGAGAGCATCACCATTAACGTTTGCTGCAAATGTCCCAAGTAAAGCTTGCCCTGCCTTGTCCAAATCGCTTAACGGCCCTTCCTTTGCAGGGGATGATGGCAGAAGATTGCGCACAGACTTGACACTATTGGATACTGAGTTGTAGGCGGCATTTGCACTATTGGCCACACCCTGTGCGAATGATTGCATCAAGCTGCTACCAGCATTGAGGAACACCGGGATAGTAGATTGGACTACCTGTACAGCTTGGTTAATGGCGTTTCGCACTTGGTTTACCATGTTTGAAGCTAACGACTGCACTGTAGCCATTCCTGACTGCACACCTTGCTGGATGGGTGTGGCAATCCCCATAGCAGCTGATTTGATACTATTTATTACCTGCGTGATGTAATTTAGGCTACCTAAAAACGTTGATTGGATGACCGACCCAATATATTGGAATTGTGCGACTACTGGCTGGGCCAATGCCATTACCGAGCTGACTGTGACATCAAGTGCTGACTTTACAGATGCGGCTACGTTCTGAAATAAAGTCACGATAGGTTGAGCAAAGCCCATTACTGTACTCTTTGCTATATCAAAAGCGGCAACCAACTGGCTACTGAGGAAAGCTGCAAACGACATCAGGATGTCCCGGCACCCGCCTACATTGAAAGTAAGAGCGGCAATCGCTGCAACGACGGCAGCTATTAATGTTGGTACAGAAAATAGAGCAGCGCCAAAGCCTGTAACAGCTGCCCCAGCACCTCCCATAACAGTGCCTAAACCTCCAGCAGCCGCACCAAACCCTGCAAAAGCAGCAGATGCACCAGCCACAGCCGTACTAATAGTCGTTACAGCTGTTACTACAGAACCTATAGCAACTACTAATGGCCCTAATACAGCGACACCGCCGGCAGCGATAACAAAGAATTTGGCCCATTCAGGGTTATTGGCTAAGAACGCTGACATTCTTTGCGCCACGGGGGTAATAACTTGTAGTAGCTGACTCAGCAATGGCACTAATACTGACCCAATCTGTATCCCCAAGGCGTTGAATTGAGCCTGTAGCACTTTGGCTTGTACCGCAGGGTCGTTCATTTTATTAGCAACCTCAGACTGCATCTTTGCCAGGTTAGCTGTTTCATTGCCGGCCATTTTGAAAGCTTCCGAGAGCTTACCTGACTGCGAGGCTAGCGCTGCTATTTCAGCTGAGGATGACTTGCCAAATATCTTAATCAGTAGCTCGCTTCTCTGTACAGGGTCTGGTATTGAATTTAGGCGGCCTAAAAACTCTGTTAGGGCGGCTGTAGGGTTAGCTTTCATTGTTTGGCCAAATGTAGCAGCTGAGTAACCCATTGACTCGAAAGCAGCCCTAGCGCTAGGTGATGCTGCGTTGATAGTGAAAAGCTGGTTAGCAAAGTTTTGAAAAGCAGTACCGGCCCTTTCAGGAGCAATTCCAACTGTTTCAAATACCGCTCCAAAGGCGGCTACTTCGCCCGCAGTCAGTCCAATTGTTTTGCCAATGGCACCAACCCTAGCTGTGAATTCTAGGATATTCGGTGTTGTCCCACCTATTTGGTCATCAAGTGCGTTAACAGCAGCGCCAAACTTCTCAAACTCAATTGTGTTCTGCTGGAATATCGTCTTAATGGCCCCAGCCTTTTTGGTGAACTCCCCGATAGGTACATCTGTAATCGTACTCAGATTGGACAGCACTTTACCGAAAGCAGCTACTTCTTCTTTAGCAACCCCAAGCTTGCCTGCCTCAGCAGCAACATTGGCAAACTCTGCCGGTAGGAGCCCTAACGATGGGGCCATTGTAAGAATTTCTTTGGACAGCGCTGCCGTTTCCGTCTTGCTAAGGTTTAATGTGCGAGCGGATGACTGCATGGCTGAATTGAATTTGACTGCCTCAGAGGTAGCCACTCCCAAACCAGCCACTATAGGAACTGTAAGTCCTGCTGTCATGGCGCTACCTATGGCTGTAAAGTTCTGACCGCTAAACTTAGCCATCATCCCGTTAAAAGACGCGATGGCCTCATTTGTCTTTAGCGCAACAAGTATTTCAATTGCTTCAGCCACGGTACTTTGCCTTGAGGTATTTAATAAGGTACGGAGAGTAGGCGCACAAGTCCCAGAAACTCATTTTAGGCAGCCTAAATTCAGCCCATATGACCGCCACATCAGCTAGGGCTATCGGCTGAAAAAACTCATGAACAGCCTGCTCAGAACTTCTGCGTGAAAGAACGTCAACCTATCGCTTATCTCCGATATAGGGCGAAATTCCACCTCACCAACCGCCCTACCGCAAAAGCATGTATTAATGGCTACCTTCATAGCCTTGCCCATATCTTCTGCTAGAAGCCGCTGAAAGTGCCAGTAAAACTGTCCGGGCACTTTCTCTACCTTTTCAAACTCGAACCCTTCATAGACTAATGGCAATGACACCTTTAGTCCAGCGTTTTTGGTATTAATAGCACCAAGGAAAGGGGCTAACTCCCAAAATGGGGCGTCGGGGGCCAGTGTTGTGAATTCGTTCATCAGCCATCTATCAGCAGCTTCCGAGTAAGACTGCCCCTTTAGCAAAGCCACATACTCAAAATAAGCAGAGTACGGCAAGATTGGTTGAGCCATAATACGTTACTATATGTACATACACATGCTAACACGCTTAAATATGCATAAGGAGGCTTTTCTTACAGAGCTAAAAAGCAATGGTGATATTGTGGCGTCGCTTGCTAAAAGCGGCGTAAGCCCTGCTGAGTACACAGATTGGTATCGGTGTGACGATGACTTCAGAAAAGAGGTTGATTCACAGCTATCGCACCGAGAGATATCACTTGACAATAGGGTCAGGGAGATAGGTCAGCGCAAACTCTTAGACCTATTAGAAAACGGCCAAACAGTTAGACGTATTAAACGGCGTGTCAGGTACAACAGCGATGGGGACATACTATTCACTGATGTAACTACAGACTCCCTGGAAGCCGGCACCCCTGAATGGGCAATAAGGCTGTCCATTCAACGTACTTCTATAGAAGATGCGCTTACTGTACTGGCTAGCGAATCAATGCTACCAACGGACACCGTTAGAGCCGTGATGAGTAAATTGGCCAATACTCGCAGCGAAATTATTTCAGTATTCAGCAAACCTCAAACAGCAGACACTTCCACAAGTTTTGCAGTTTTAGAAGCACAGGCGAGTCTGCTGGGAATTCCTGTGTCCCAACTGACTGATGAAAAAACTTTATAAAGCTCTATCTGAAAACTCAACCAGCCGTCCACCCACACTTACAGCCCCTAATGTAGAGACAGCCCAGCCTCTAGAGTCTCTGCTCTATGCATCACAGTTGATGTGGCTCACTGACTCTTCTCAAATGATGCTCGCGGAAAAGGGCCGGCAAATTGGTTTTAGCTGGGTTGACTCACTGAAGTCAGTAATTGAAGCAACGCGCCCCAATAACCCACGCAATACTTACTACACAAGCTTCAATCGCGACACGACTGAAAATTATATTAAATACGCGACTAGATGGGCCCGCTCCCTAGGCCACATCCTTGACAAGACAGCCAGTTGTCGCCTAATAGATGACCGGGACACCCTCATGTACCGCCTCAGATTTTTGAGCGGCTATTCAATCACGGCTTTGGCCGGTAACGCTGTCAACCTCAGAGACAAATCAGGCGCTGCTATTGTAGTTGATGAGGCAGCCTTCCGTCAGGATTTGCCAGCTATCATTGACGCTGCTACCGCCTGCGTAGTTTGGGGAGGGTCGCTACGAGTATTCTCAACACATTTTGGAATTGACTCTGATTTCAATAAACTGGTTGAGACAGCTGGTGATAGAAATTTTAGCCGCCACAAAATCCCTTTTAGACGGGCTGTAGCGGAAGGGTTGTACAAAAGGGTCTGTGTAAGAACAGGTAAAAGTTGGACACAGGAGCGGGAAGATGAGTGGGTCGAATCCATCTACCGCATGTACGGCGTTGGGGCGGCTCAAGAGCTGGACTGCATCCCATCTGACAACTCTGGGTTAGGGTTGTTCAAGAATATCCAATACACTTCCTCTAGTGATACTCTTACAGGCAAATTCAGGATTCGGTCATGGGATTTGGCAGCCACTGAAAAGGATGGCTGCTTTTCTGTAGGTAGTTTAATGACCTATGACCCGCTAACTAAAGGAATTGTGCTTGAGAGTATTACTGCCGGCCAATGGGGGGCCCTTGATGGTGATTCAATGCTGGTATCAACAGCTAAAGCCGACACCGCTGCAACTTACGTTGTTATTGAAGCTGAGGCTGGTTCAGAGTCTATTCGCTGGCAGCGCTACATAACCGAACAACTATACGGATACAACATTCAATTCATCAAACCGTCGACGGACAAACTAACAAGGGCCATCCCCCTCGCTAATGCCATGAATTTAGGCAGCCTAAAAGTCGCAGACACCCCACACAATCGGGAGATGATGTCAGTGCTTAAGCGCTTTAGTGCAAAGAAGCAACCCCTTGTCACCGACCTCTGCGACAGTATTTCTCAGGGTTATTCCTTTCTAGCTAACCTTTTTATGGACACAATGCTTGGATTATGACCATAGTTTCTGAGGTTTCGCTAAGTGTAGGCGCGGGGGAGGATAGGGAATGGACTTTCTCCGTCGTTGGCCGCGATATGACAAACGATACACTTAAATGCGCTTTGAAGAATAGTGCTGGATTAACAGACCCTGCCTGGATGCTATCTGCTACTGTCCAATCAGCAAGCGTCTTTCTATTGGCCATAACAGCCGAACAATCCAGGACATTCCCTCCTGGCGAGTATGTATCCGACATTAGGGCTGACGATACTATCACCGGCAAGCGCCGATTCATTGTTAGACGAATGCTTTTAACAATTGAAGAACAGGTAACGGTCACATGAGTTTTCTAATAATCCAGTTACCTGATGAGCCGGACATTTCCATTAGTGTCAGTCCCACCCCAATTATCTCTGTCAATTATGGGGTCAGCCTAGAGTCTGATGCAGCCGTCCCGCCCGAACAGCCTACCAAGCGGGTGTTTACCTTTGTAGATGCTGACCTAAACAGCCAGAATCGCATCACGTTTGTACACAACCTAGGTGAGCAGTCAATAGTTGACTATGCTCTTTGGGCCCCACAATACAGCGACCGGGTGACGCCTGATAATACCATCTACGCTGTTAACCAATTAACTTTGGACTTGTCAAGCTTCCGGCCATTAATTGATGTCTGGACAATCATGATTGAGAGGAATTAGGAATGTCATCAACTTTTGGGAAAGTATCACTTGTATCTGGCTCCAGTGAAGTAACATTCAGGGCCCGTCCTGGGTTGGCAGCTGACTACACACTGCTGTTCCCAAATACAGCCCCCGGTAATAACCAGACTTTAAAGTGGGACACTACCAACTCTTGCTTTATATGGGCCGTAGCCTCACTAGCCCTGACATCCACTGACTCCAATACATTCAGCGTTACAGACACTAGCGGTGGGGCGGGCACTTCCTATGTTTTAGGGTTTCCATCCAAGGCTCAGTCTCTCTTCCTAGCCAGCCCTAGTGGTGGGACAGGCGCTCCTACCTTTAGGTCGATTGCTGATGCAGATATAGCTGCTTTTGATGCATCTAAACTCACCGGTACTGTCCCCGCAGCAAGGATGCCGTCTGGGACTAATGCTTCTAGTTGGCAGATTGGGGCTGCCACTGGAGGGACAAAACTGGTGGCTGACACTACATCAATGACCCTGCAAAAGTCTGATAACTCTCTTGCAGATTTAGTCGTAGGTAAGATTACAGCGTCCCAAGTAGATTTCATTACCTCCAATACTGTTGAGATAGGTGATAACATACTCATCCTTAATGCTGATGAGATTGGCACACCAACTCAGGACGCGGGCTTTGAGGTTGAGCGAGGTACTGACACTAACTTCCAGGTTGTCTTCCAGGAATCTACCGACCGTCTTGCTGCTGGGTTTGTTGGCACTCTCTACCCAATCGCCCGGATTGTCTCTAGGACTTTCACCTCATCCGACCTAACAGGTAATAACCTTGTGTGGGTTCACAATATGGGCACGACTGTCGCGTGTGGGGTCAATGTCATTGATGCTAACGGCAAAGGGTACGGCGTTGGCTGGACTACCGGCAACAATGCCAACCAAATGACTCTTGACTTGACGGGTCTGACTATTACAGGTACTTGGACAGCCGTAATGTCCTGCTAATTATGAACCAAACTCAAGCAATAGGAATTGTGCGGTCAATTAATCCAGACGCTGATGAATTCCTCATTACCCAATTATTAGAGGAGTCACGGGCCAAAACTTCTAGTGGCGCTACCGCCTACCGACCGTACATCGTAGGGGCCCGCACTCTCTACCTCAATCCGCCAAACAGCAATCTCAAAAAAGCCGACACCCTGGAATGGTTTGACTGGACATCTAGGGCGGATTATGCCATATCTATGCAATCCCAATTGGACAGTGCCTTTACCAGCATACCACTCGGTTGGGAGTCCACCATCCCAATGATGACCGCACTTGTTTCATCCAGCGGGCTGCTATGAACTACGACAGTAAAATCCTATCTGACCTATTCCGGCGATACTCGGTAAGCGTCAATAACGATTACTCGCGCCTGTACCAAACAGACTCTCTAGTCAGACGAATAATCGATACCTACCCTGACAGCGCTTACTCTACAGGTTTTGTAATTAAAGGGCCCGATAGCAAAACTTACGACAAAGCCATCGACGCCCTAGGTCTGTGGGAGGTTTTCCGTCATGCTTCCATTTGGGCCCGCCTTCACGGTCTTTGCGCCGTCCTGATGAAGACTAATGGGGCAAGGCTGGATACCCCAATAAACGGGACATTAGTAGGGCTTGCTATCTACCCTCTGTCCCACGACACAGAGCTTGATGGCGAGACTATTAGAATTGGCACAAATGATGTCCACACTTCCAGGGTGCTTCTTTTCAAAGGTCAGGAGGTTTATTCCGATTTAGGCTACCTAAAAATCTCCTACCGCTCTATCCTCGACGGGCTGATTGGAATACTTCATGACTTTCAGCGTATTGGCCCAGTTGCCATGAAATTGATGCGCACGTCTAACCAAGTCTCTATTGGGACAGCAGGGCTGAGTGCGTCAATCAGAAATGACATCATGGCAAAGACCAATACGGCCCAACAACAGATAATGTCCCGTCTGGATTCTATCAACGCGGGCCGTGATGTCTCCGAGGTAATCCTTTACGACAAAGACAATGAGACTATTGGCAATACACCCCTATCCCTATCTGGAATTGGGGATTTGTACAGTATTTTGGAAAACCAACTGGCCCTTAGAAGTGACTATCCCAAGACAGTTCTGTTCGGCAGAAATGATACCAATAACATGGGGTCGGGAAGTACCGCCCAACTTGTGACCCGGATGGAATGGGCCACAAGGCTAGCTTCATGGATTGACTCCAATTGGACAGACCATATTGAGTACGTCTGCGAGTACCTGAGGCGCACGTTAAACCTTAGCGCTTTCGAGATTGATGTGCCTCTCTCACTAATTATTTCGCCGGATGAGCAGGCGGTAATTAACAAAGCGCAAGCTGAAACACTTGTTGCTCTCTCTGGAATTTACCCTATGGGCACTAAGGAAATCAAACAGTATGTTGACGACAACTTCACCAACCTATCCCTGCCAGATATTCCTGACTCACCCCCCGTAGACCCCAACACACCTGACCTCAACGCCACCTCCCCCACAGACCCTAGCCCACAGACTGACTCTATAGAAGACTTCGCTAATATAAACTCTGCTGTAGTGGACGATGTTATGAGGAGGATTGCCGCGTGGACGTAAATAATTTGGTGTCAGCAAGTCCTATTGTTAAATACGGCCCTACCACAGTCACCTACAGCGCAACCCAACCGTTATCGCCGGCCAATGGTGATTTGTGGATTGAGCCTGGTAGCCGTTACCCCGGCCCTTGGGAGTGGGAGGATAGCTCTAGCCGCTGGTACTCACCGCCAGTGGACATCCTTTTCCCGATTGAAGCTAACGTCACAGCCACTACCCGCCGCCGCTCTGCAACCGAGTTCTACAACTCCCAGTACGGGACAGGGGTTGCTACCAAACTGTGCTTTGTCAATATTTTCATCGCGGGTGGGGCCGCAGCTCATTCCGCTACCAACTATTTCAGTTTTAATATCGAGTACCTACTTGGCTCTGGAGTAGTCACCAACCTCATCACTACTACAGACAATACGGGTACATCACCAAGCGCATTAGGGGCTAATGGTTTGCGCCGGATTAACCAGGTCACTTCCAGTTATTTTCCAGGCAACGCTTGGACTATCGGCTATCGGGCCCTATTAAATGGAACTGGTGTATCCATTGCTGAGCTGTCCGTCAAGATTACCGTCAAGTACCCACGGCCATGAGTATCCGAGTTGGTGATTTAGTCTATGACGCCCGCGTTAAAAGGTTCAGGTATCCTGAGGGTACTTTCGCTACCGACGCCGCTGTCAAATATCAGACCAATAAGTTTATCAATTCCAAGAAATCTGAACTAATAGGACTTGCAGCCCAAATTCGGTCAAACCCCCGTGACCAGGCGCTCCAGTCCAAGGCCGCCTCCCTACTCAGGGACATTCATATTGCACAGGCAAGTCTAGCCGCCGGCGGGCCCCAAAATATGTTCGCTAACAATTACCTGATAGTGGCCCGCATCTTGCGCTCTCAGTACGGGATGTCTGATAATGTCCCATCCCCTTACGGCCTCAAGTACCTGTTCAATGACATCGCTTCTGGCAAGAACAGTGACGCCCAACTGGCCCAACGCCTGACAATGTACAGCGAAAGCGGCAAGGTGTCCTACTTCGCTGTCGAGCTTGGTAAGAAAACCCAACAAGGCTACCTCTTTGCCCGCCGTCACCTATCGCCAGCCGAGAACTGCAAGGAATGCATCGACTACGAGGGGTGGGGCTGGGTTGGCATCAATGACCTCATCCTCCCCACCCAAAAATGCAGTTGTAAGAGTAACTGTAAATGTACTGTCGAATATTCCCACGGCCCTGACTTTTAGGCCGCCTAAAACAAAACCCGCCGGGTTAGGGCGGGCCGTTGGTTAAAGTCTCATCATCTTGGCTACTACTTTGTAGGCCAATCGCAGTATCCGCTGCGGTGTGGGCCTGTAGTCAGTGTGGAAATCGTACTCCTCATCAACTTGAATCCCCGCTGCGTAGGCTATCAGGCGGGCTGCCTCGTTATAGTCTGACCTGTCAAAGTCTGTCCAGGTGGCTACAGTTCTGGCCAGTTCAATTGCTGTTGAGTACGCCATTTGCGCATCTGGGGCCATGTTACTAACTATTGGCCCGGATGGCGTGTAGTCATAAAGTTCCCGGCACAGGTAGGCTGCAATAATGTTCGCGTCATCTTGGTTCATACATACTCTCCAGTCAGCAGATGAAGGGCGAACTTGATAACCATTACTAGGAATTGCTCTTTAGAGTATGGCCCATTAGGCAGGCTGACATTTGACGATTGATGAAACTCCAAACTTCCTGTCACGCCCGCTTCAAATTTATAACGGCCCAACTGGATATTGCACACTACGCTCTTAGGCGTACCTATACGAGTCAAGACAAGATTAACTCGATTGTACGACGTGGTTGGGCTAATACTGTACATGACTCCTTGCGGTACTAGCTTGGGACAAACCTTTTGCAAATCTTGGATTAGGTTCATAAAGACTCCTTACAACATGGCTACATTATAACACAGGTTGTTTACCACTTTCAATAGCCACACAGTTCCTTTATTACCCAACCGCCCGACGGCCCAACCGCCCAGCTCAGAAGTCCAACCTGCCTTACTACACATAGTGTGACCCTGCGAACCCTTGCTGACCCTAGAAATATGTCAAGCTGTCACAGCAAGCGCGGCCTTATAATTCATACAGGCAGAGCGTTTCAGCCTTCGCCTCGAACCTGTGTGACCCTGAGAACCCTTCTACTAACACTATAGGGAAAAGGGTTGTATTAAAGGGTGGAAGGAAAAAGATTTCAGTTAGGGCGGTTTTATATGTATATAGTAAGGAACTGAGTGTCACAGGCTTACACAGATTTCATCGGCGGCTGAAACGCTCTCCCTGTAAGCGTTATATGCTAGCGCTCGCTGTGACAGCTTGACACTTTCTAGGGTCAACAAGGCTTCTCAGGGTCAAACACGTTACACACATGACTATGTGCTATAATAGAGGTGTAAAGGTTGGAGTTATTTATGGGCCAGTACAAAAGGTACGTTGATTATTACACGCGGACATACGGAAAGCGGTTTCCGGCAGCGCAGGTAATGAGCGAGCTTTATCCGATGAGTCGTGAGGATTATGACAAGCTTATGGCGGCGTTGGAGCAACTAAGGAAAAACAGCCATGAATATTGGGTATCAGGTGGGCGCATGTTTGTCACGCCTGAGGGGATGGTACAGGTTCTGGCAGAGTTTGATAATGAAGAGTGTATCAAATTGGCCAAAGATATTAAGGAGTACCACGGTGTTTAGTAATGAGGTTTACGGGCTGCTGCAATTCTACTCAGAGCAGTACGATGGGTACTTTCCTATCTACGCGCTTATGGGCCAGTTGTTCGGAGAGCGTTCTACGACCTACGGGGTGGCTTTGGAGCTAATAACAATGGCCAAAGATAAACGCCTTTTCCCGTTTGGCATTACCGAGGGGGGTGAGCTGGTAACAAACATCCAGTGTGTGCATTTCGTGTGCAATCACCTAGACCACGATACAGCCAGGGTGGTTCTTGCGGTCATCAAGGCAAAGTTTAAAAAGTAAAGAGGAGGGCCCGCCGTGATGGTGGGCTTTTTTATTTGGTGATTTTGGTGGAGGTATTGGTGGGCAAATGACGCTCGCATCAATGGCCAAGTACAGAGACGCTCGCCTCAATGGCCAAATACGATTTGGTGGTTTTGGTGGAGGTATTGGGGGGCAAATGGCGCTCGCCTCAATGGCCAAGTACAGGGACGCTCGCCTCAATGGCCAAATACGATTTGGTGGTTTTGGTGGAGGTATTGGGGGGCAAATGGTGCTCGCCTCAATGGCCAAGTACAGAGACGCTCGCCTCAATGGCCAATCCCCCTTACTACACATAGTGTGACCCTGCGAAGCCTTGTTGACCCTAGAAAGTGTCAAGCTGTCACAGCGAGCGCTAGCATATAG